TCACGACAACTTCGGCGAGCAGTTCATGAAGAATCACTTACTTACGTAAGCATTGGCACCAAAGAACGTAGCCACGACGCCCGCTTGTGCGAGATAGAACATCTGAAGAACTGCGCCGAGTGCGTTCAGCTTTTCTATCGACACGAGTGGTGAAAACAGTATGCCGGTGAAAAACACCATGCTGCCCATCGCCATCCAAGCCATCTGGCGAAGCTGGTCTTCCTTCTTGTCTTTATTCTCAAACTCAATCATGTGTTCCATCTTCTGCATCTCGGCGTCGTTGACTACTCCGTCGCCATCTATGTCGTACTTATTGTACTTAGAGTCTTTCTGTAGTGATTTAGAGTCGGCCATATCAGGTTCATCCCTTTGATTTAATCATTGCGGTTAGGTTGTTTATCAATTCTCCACCAAAGCCTATGGATCCAGTAATCACACCAGCGAATGCTAAAGCAATGACGATCATGGTTAAACATATCAACCAGACGCTCGAGGTCCCAAGATTATCTTCTATCTCGACGACCCTGTCTCTCAAAATCTCAAGTTGTTCCCTAGGATTCTTTTCATCAAAATTCTCAAGCCACGGGTGATTAGCGATCTCATCCGGCAGCTTGCCTTTATTTCTCTTCTTCTTCATCTTACATAAACTTAATCATTAAGAACAATCCGCCTCCAAGCATCGCGAGTATCACCACTATCGCGATCGTGATCAAGACGGCTTCCCAGAATTCTTCCTGTTTTCGCTCTGCTTCGAGCTTCAGGCGGTGGGCTTCCTTCGCGGCTTCAGCCTTGAGCCTATAGTACTCTTCGCGCTGAGCCTTCGACATCTTCATCAGGGCGGCTTTTTCCTGCTCAGCCGCGATCTCACGCATCGCCTGTTCGCGAAGCGCGTTGTTCTGCCTGACGATCTGGTTGTTGATGTCAGTGACTTTATTCTGTGCCGCTATCTTTGAATTGTTTTGGGCCTTTATAGTCTTTGCGTTTCGAACCGTGTCTACGATTCCAAAGACGCCGTCGGTGAGTCCCTTACCGATCGAGTTGCCGAACTTCGCGGCTGACTTCGGATCCATCATGTTTCTGTTCCTTTAGTATATCTCGAAACATAATGTACTAATCAACTCTCTGCTTAAACTTCTCAGCCACGTGTGGCTTCTTTGTCAGAACAACGAGCCTTCCAGCTTTATTGTAGACGCTGAAATAGACCTGTCCGTTGCTAAACGTTCTTCTGACTATTAAATACATCGTATGCTATTTATAATAGGTGAACCATGGAAGTGAACAGCTGGGACGAGTTTCAGCCCCTTCGCGAGCTGGTCCTTGGTAGCTTCTACGACAGGAGCTTCTTTGAGGACATTAAGAACCCGAGGATCCGTGACGTCCTTGTGCAGATCGCCGATGAGACTCAAGAAGACTTAGAGAACTTCAAAGAAAAGATGAAGTCGCACAACGTCAATGTTGTGCAGTACACGCCGGAAGAGCTCGGGTACAAAGAGAGCATCCTCGACTACGTCGACATCTATGGAAGATTAAGCCTTCATGGAAAGAGCAAGCACTCATATCCGCTTAAGCAGAACATGCTTCCGGCTCCTCCGCTCGAGCCGCGCGACAACATCATCACGATGGGAGACAAGATATTTGTCAGCGATCCAACTTATGCATCGAAGAAGTTCGCCGAAGCTTTAAAAATAACTTACGGTACCGAATCTGTCGATGATTCATTATTCAGTGATGAAATAACTTTTAGAAGGGGATACAACACTCTTGTCAATAGACTGAGCATGACGATGAAAAAAGAAGATGTTGAGAAGCTTACAGAAGATGAGCTTAATCAACTCTCAAAAAGTAACTTACTCACTGGATTCTGTAGCCCAAACTTAACGCGCATAGGATCAAAGTGTTTAGTAGATATTGCGCAGACTAAAGACGCAGTTCCGTTCCTGCAAAAGAACTACTCAAAGTTTCAATACCAAGAGTTGGACTTAGGTGGTCACAACGACAGCATATTTGGAGTGCTTAAGCCGGGACTCGTTATAGCTTCTAAGTACTTACAAGAGTGTGGACAGGAAAAAGTATTCGATAGATGGAAGGTGATCTACTTTGATGACCCTGTGTGGGACAGAGTAGATAAGTTTAGAAAACTTCGTAAGAAGAACCTTGGTAAGTGGTGGGTGCCGGATCAAGAAGACAATGACGACTTTACTTACTTCGTCGAGTACTTCCTTGAGAACTTAACCGGTCAAGTCGATGAAACGGTGTTCGACGTCAATGTGCTCGTCATCGATGATAAGCACGTGGTGGTCAACAGCGCGAGCAAAGAGTTGTTTAAAGTCTTAAGAGAGAACGGCATGGAGCCTATTCACTGTCCGATCAGACACCGCTTCTTCTTCGACGGAGGTTGGCACTGCCTGACGCTCGACACTAATAGAAAGGGATCGCAAGTTGATTATGGAATTTAAAGAAGACGTCAGCGAGTGGATCGTTAAGTGGGTCGGTGAATTCAACACCGAGCTCAATCACATTCCCTGCCCATTCGCAAAGAAGGCGCTGCTCGACGATCAGATTGACTGGAAGTTCTTCAATACGTATCAGAGCCTTCACAACTATATGATGCACAACTTGACTCTCAGCAAAGAAGTCATGATCATAGGATTCGATCACGAGAGGATCACCGCTGATCAAGCTGAAGAGCTCGCTGAGACTTACAATCGCAACTTTATGATCAAGGGTCTGGTGGCTCTGGAGGATCACCCCGACAAGCCTGAGTCAGTCGCCGGCGTTAATATGAACCAAGGCAGGTGGGGATGGATCGCCGTTCAGCGACTGGATAAACTCAACAGGGCTTCAACTCAGCTCGCAAAGACCGGTTACTACGATAGGTGGTCGGACGAGGAGTACGGCGACGTAGTCGCTTGGAGATTTGAAGACCAGAAGTCTAAGTTTTCTAATTAATAGAAAGTAGCTATTCACTTTTGTATTGACAAAACCGCGAGTCGGTATTATATATAGTGAGTGGTCGCCTAATGGGGCCACTAAACATCAACCTTGCTTAATAGGAGGTCTATATGACTAACTTCGACCCATTCGCTTTGCTCGATTCTAAGTTCTTTGTCGGCTACGAGCCGATGATCAAGAGATTCAACGAAGTCTCTCAGAACCTAGCGAAGTCCATCCCCAACTATCCGCCATACAACATCGTCAAAGTCGACGATAACAAGTACGTAATCGAGATGGCTGTTGCTGGCTTCGGCAGGCAGAACCTCGACTTGGAGTTCCAAGACGGAAACCTCGTTATCTCCGGCAGCTTGACGAGCGACAACGACGGTGAATACCTGCACAAGGGAATCGCCGACCGCGCATTCACTCGTAAGTTCTCTCTCGCAGACACCGTGGAGATTAAGAACGCCGAGCTCATCAACGGCATGCTTAAGATCTGGCTCGAGAACATCATCCCTGATTCTAAGAAGCCAAAGAAGATCGATATTACTGACACAGCGACTGAGAACGCTCCTACTGAGAAGCAGCTTCTCAACGAAAGAAAGTAACATGGATCTCATAAACAAAGTAGTTCGCTGGCTCGAACGCCGAGCGAAGATAAACAACACTGTTCGCGAACTTGAATCTCTCAATGATCGCGAACTCTCAGACATCGGCATACACAGGTCGATGATCTACAGGATCGCGAGGGAACAGAATGTATGACGCCCTCGCGCTCCTAGTGACTTCAGTCGTAGGCTACCTCTTCTTTAAAGACGTTTGAGGAGAATTCTATGTGGCCATACACAGTCGACGAGTTGATCATCATCAACGAAGGTTCTAAGTAACTAGAGGGGGAGCAATCCCCCTCTTTTTAGTTGACATTCTTTCCCGTGTGTTATATAGTATGACTATGTCAAAGTTTTATACGAACGCTTTTCTCTATCACGACTCGATCTTTCTGCGCGGCTTCGAAGACGGAAAGCGCGTCATGAAGACGATCCCATGCAAGCCCTACGTCTTTGTGAACTCTAAGCGACCCAATGCAGAATTCAGGACGCTCAAGGGTCAACCAGTAGATAAGATCCAGTTCGATCGTCCCGCTGAAGCTCGAGACTTTCTTCGCCAGTACGAGAACGTCAGCGGGTTTGAGATCTATGGTATGACGCAGTGGCTCTACCCATTTCTCAACGACTACTATCCCGGTGAAATCGACTACGATCCTAAGATGGTGTCGGTCGTCAACATCGACATCGAGGTCGCGGCCGACGACGGATTCCCTGATCCTGAAGTAGCCGACAAGCCGATCACCGCTATCACCGTAAAGAAGAACGACATCTACGTCGTGCTCGGCTGCGGTGACTTTAAGACCGACAATGAGAAGATTAAGTATCTCAAGTGCGAGAACGAAGAGCGACTGCTTCTCAAGTTCCTTGACGTCTGGCGCAGCGAATGGTTGTCACCCGACGTAGTCACAGGCTGGAACATCGATCGCTTCGACATTCCATACATCATCAATCGCATCAGGCGAATCCTTGGTCACGAGATGCACAAGAAGCTCTCGCCATGGGGAATGGTTGAGTCGCGCGAGATCATTCGCGGCAAGTCAGCAGCTCGCGGCGGCGCCGGCATCGATGATCGCAAAGACGTCGTCTATGAGATTCACGGCATCACTTCGCTCGACTACCTTGAGACTTACAAGAAGTTCTCGTTTAAGAACCAAGAATCGTATCGCCTCGACTACATCGGTGAGATCGAGCTCGGTGTAAAGAAGCTCGACTACTCTGAGCACGGCTCACTGCTCGAACTCTACAAGCAAGACTTCCAAAAGTTTATCGAGTACAACATTCGCGACGTTGAGATCGTGTCGATGCTCGACGACAAACTCAAGCTCATTGAGCAGGTGTTCGCGATCTCCTACGACGCGAAAGTCAACTACTCAGACGCGTACGGTTCGGTTCGCATCTGGGACGTGATCATACACAACTACCTCATCAACCAGCGCGTCGTCATTCCGCAGAAGCGACCGAGCCATAAAGACAAGCAGATCATCGGCGGCTACGTCAAAGACCCTCTCATTGGTATGCACGAGTGGGTGGTGTCTTTTGACTTGAACTCACTCTACCCGCACCTGATCATGCAGTACAACATCTCGCCCGAGACGTACGCCGGAAAGCTTCCGCTCAGCGAGGAGACTTCGGTTCAGCGCATCCTTGATGGATACCTCGACGAGCTGCACGTCAAGAATGAGATGACCGCCAGAAACTTGACGGTCACCGGCTCGGGTGTCATGTTTGAGCGCGATAAGCAGGGCTTCCTTCCAAAGCTCATGGAAAAGATGTACGAAGACCGTGTCGTATACAAGAAGCGAATGCTTGAAGCCGAGCAACAGTATCAAAAGACTCCGACTCCCGAGCTTGAGAAAGTCATAGCGCAGAACAAGAACATGCAGCTCGCGCGAAAGATTCAGTTAAACTCAGCTTACGGTGCGCTCAGCAACAAGTACTTTCGCTGGTACGACGACACGCTCGCTGAGTCCATCACGCTCTCCGGTCAGCTGGCGATCATGTGGATAGCGCGTGAGATGAACGCGTACCTGAACAAACTCTTCGACACTAAGGATAAAGACTATGTCATCGCGTGCGATACTGATTCTATGTATATTACGCTTGAGTCGCTGGTCGCTAAGTGCGGCCTTAAGGGGAAGGATCCACTTGAGGTCGTCAAGTTCCTCGATGCCGCGATTGATGGCAAGCTTGAACCTTATATTGAGCTATGTTACGAGCGGCTTGGCAGATATGTTAATGCTTTTTCTCAAAAAATGAAGATGAAGCGCGAAGCCATCGCCGACAAAGGTATATGGACCGCGAAGAAGCACTACATCCTCAACATCTGGAACAACGAAGGTGTCGCTTACAAAGAACCTAAGGTGAAGGTCGTCGGCATCGAAGCGGTGCGCTCCTCGACGCCTCAAGCATGTCGTGAGAAGATTAAGGAGTGTCTCAAGGTCATCATGGCGAAGACCGAAGACGACGTCATCAAGTTCATCGCGCAGTTCCGCGATGAGTTCACAAAGTTGTCGTATGAAGAAGTCGCGTTCCCTCGCGGATGCAAGGGTCTCGCTGAGTATGGCGATCGCGACAGCATCTATCGCAAGGGTACACCTATCCAAGTTCGCGGCGCGCTTCTATACAATCATTGGATCAAGCAGAAGAAGCTCGGCACTCGCTATGAGTCGATCAAAGAGGGCGACAAGATTAAGTTCTGTTATATGAAGCTTCCTAATCCGATTCGCGAAAACGTGATCGCTTCGCTCGGCGCGCTTCCTCCCGAGCTTGGTCTCGAAACATACATAGACTATGAGCTGCAGTACAGCAAAGCTTTCGTTGAACCTCTGAAGACCGTGCTCGATGCTATCGGCTGGCGCACTGAGAAGAAAGCTTCGATCGAGGGATTCTTTGGATGATCAAAGTAGAAACGTCACAGGGTGAAGTCGTCATCGACATTCCTGAGCAATACTCTAAAGTCGGTGTAAAGATCTCCGGCGGAGCGGACAGCGCGATCATAGCGTACATGCTTGCTTTGTATAAGAAAAGCGTGCGTAATA